CCTGCATATCGTCAAGTATGGTATTACCGGTCACAAGGACGCTTATGGTCGGTCCCGCCCCTATGCTCTCCCGGCCGCCGAACCTCTCTCCACCAAGGGCCTGGACCAGGACGGGCTTCCCAATGGGTCCCGGAACTATGCCAGGCATGTCGAAGGATGAGATAGCTTTTAATCCTGCAATCCCGGCTGCCGCCGCTCCAAGAACAATCCCTATTTGCCCGGCTGCCATCCCGAACGTGATGGTTGCGTTGAATATTGCCTTAGCAAGGGCCGCAATCTTTGCGGCTATAAGTTCTTGGATTTTTTCAAGGACAAATTGCTTTAATCGTTCCTTGAGTGCCTCTTTGAATGCTATTACTCCCGACTTCCATGTTAGCTTCTCAATATCAGCAACTTTCTGGATGCCCGACATTACTGCATCCGTCCATTTTTCGGACCCTTCCAACATCTTTGTCAGCTTGTCGCCTTCTATCTTAAGTATTGCCTTGGCATAGGCTTTGTAGGCTTTGGTATCTTTCGCATATCCCGTCTGAGCTGCCTCGAGTCGTATCTGCTGTTGGCTCAGGGTCAAATTAGTCATGCTGAAAATCTGTTCGATATCCTTTTCGGCCTTCTCGAGCTGCATTGCTTCGAGCTGCATATTAGTTAGCTGTTGAGTTTCTATAGTCTTGTCAGCCACTTCTTGAACATCGGCAATTTGCTGTTCTTTAGTTTCCCAGGATTTTGCCTTAATGGCTCCGGCTGCCTCCACAAACGCATCTTTAACAGTATTAGCAGCTCCTTTTGCCCTGTCCACCCATTCAGTAAGATATTCCTTCGCCTTAAAAGGATTCCTGATAATTTTGGCCAGTAAACCGAAAGTATCCCCAATAAGGGCAAAGTATTCCTTTACCGTTTCCCACAATGCCTTGATGTATTCACTAATCGCAAAGACTGCCTTTTTGGTCCATATTTGAATTCCACCCCAATCTTTTGACCAAGCGATCGCCAAAACTCCTAAAGCTGCTCCTATGCCCATGATGATCCACCCGACTGGCCCCATCGCTGCGCTAAAGGCCAACATTGCTCCTTTGACAACTGCAAATCCTATGGCCAGTTGTGGCAGAAATCCAATGAGCAATGCAATAGGCCCCAAAATTCCAGCGACGGCAACAGATATCAATAATGCTTTTGCGATAAGGCCCACCGTTTCTGGTTTTAGTTTCTGCAATCGCGCCGTGAAAGAATTTACCAATCCAACTATTTTTTTCATCGTTGGAATAAGTTTGTCGCCCAAATTAGCCTGTAGGTCACTTATTCTTGCAGTCATTATTTTGACCTGGTTTGCGTAACCGGTTGAGGTTCGATTGAAGTCACCAAGTGCGGCTTCGCTACCCATAACTATAAGATTATAGGCAGCCTGGGCTTTCATCGATGTCGTTATCTCGTCTTTGGATTCAGCCCATCCCTGATTCATCACTTCTTGCTCTACTCGGGTTGCGTTTAATACCACGCCGTACTTTTTCATGGTCTCGAAATTTCCGACAAGGGCCGATTGTATGTCAAGCATGACTTTCTCGGTGGGCATATTATTGAATGAACCTAAGTCAACAGATAATTTTACTATCTCATTTGATAATTTGCCTGCTGCTTCTTTCTGCATTCCCATAGGTACGAGGAGATCCTGTATCGAACCGAGAAAACGCCTTGCTTCTTCAGTCGATACTCCATAACTTTGCACAAGAGTCTGAGCCCATTCCTCTGCTAATTTCTGTTGCCCCTGAAATACGGTCCCGAACTTGGCTGTGGTTTCTTCCAATTTCGAGGCTCTTGCTGTAAGTTTGAGGATAGAAGCCCCGCCCGCTATGGCAAATCCTGTGATAGCAGCGCCGGCGATTTTGAAGCCTCTTGAGATGTTCTCGGTTCGCCTCTTGACTTCATCAAGCCGGCTCACTGCGGCATTTATGCCCTTAGCATCGAATGTTGATGCTATCCTGACGAATAAGGATCCTACCTCTGCCATCTATTTCCCCTTTGGTTTTATTATGGTTCTGCCCATGCCTATTGCTGAGAGGGTTTTCTCGGCCACTATTATCCTCTTTTTGCTCTCGTCTTCAGCTTCGTCCATAATCCCGAGGACCTTGTCCGGATCGATTCCCCGCATGGCGAGATGCATCCGCAAGTCCTCTATCCTGTGCCTCTCGACTTTCTCATAGACCATCCTGATCCACTTAGCCGTGTGGTCCAGCAGCTCCTCGATTTTGTAAGGCAAGGCAGAACTTATCCTGGTAAGGATGGTGAGGAGGTCTTCCTCTGCTGTTGTACTGCCTTCACCATCCTCTGCACGTTTTTTAGGATCTTCTCGATATCGTTCTTCTCGCAGACAGCCGCCAGGATCTCTGTTATTGTCTCGAGGATAAGGTTCTTCTTCAGGAATAGACCATCCTCCTCATCCAGCATTATGCCGATGATCTTTGCGACCTCATCCTCATTGAGAAAATCAAAAAAAATAAGAAGATCCTCCATGTTGGTTTCACCTGATTGGAGCTTCGTCAAATCCGCATCTCCAAGTCGCACTATTACCCTCACGACCTCCTTGATCAGCTGAATTGTCTGCCTTATCGAGAGCCCACCTATACTGTAGCTCTTTTCCCCTACGACAACCTTGATGTGTTCAGGTACCAGGTTGTCGAGGATTTCCTTCTTGGCCATAAACCCTCCTTGAATTTTACGCCACACTGAAGTTTTCTATCTTCATTGCTGCCATGTGGTTTCCAGCCGCATCTTTCAATCCGGTAGTAACGATAACCTGGAATATGTCGGCTGCAACCCAAACTACTGCCGGCGTAAAAGTTACCGTCTTCAGCGTTGAATTATAGACTATTGTGCCTTCTACAAGTACCGCAAGCGCTGGGTCTTTCGTATTGATAATCATAATGGTTGCATTGTCTTCATCGCCGTAGACGATTGAACTCTCGTCCATCTCATTGGCTTCCGTGATCGCCCATACTATAATATCGCTGGTACCTACTCCCACTGTTCCGTTATCAAGTGGGCCAGGTGCGGCCATTGCGATGGTCGGTGGAGTCGTATCGACGGGAGTGTCCTCAATCTGGCCATAGCGTTCATTGGCAGCCTTAGTAGTGTCTTCAAGTACATGGAATTCTACCTCGACGACAGTCTTGTCATCCTTCTTATAGGAATGGGCTGCTGCCCCTACTGAAACGCAGCTGTGAAGGGTTATCTTTCGCGTTCCTCCACCTGGGCCATCCCCATTGATGTAAAGTGTCCGCTTTGTAACGGTATCATCCCCTCCGAACTTGAATAGGGTAGTTCCCGTTACTGCCGATGCGGGATAGTCAAATGCTACTGCCAAGTTTGCCAGGGCAATCTCGGCCATCGCACATTTAACAACCATCATTTCTCTGATTTTCTTTTTGTCGACGACACCCAAGTACGGATCAGCCGTAACATCATAATATTCCCTTGTAATTTCAAAGGATACTCCGCCTTCCAGGGCGCCGATGTCCAGGGCAGCCCCCTCTGCCTGTCCATACGTCCCAACTTTCAGTGTTGCGTTCTTCGCAATCAAATTGTTTACATCTGCCATATTGCTTCCCTCCTTTATGCAATTTTCTTCTTATATGCGAACTCGTAAATCACGATCCGGACCCACTGCAATGTGTCCGGGTCCTGGAATTCCGAGCCGCCTGACCTTTTTCCCGAGTAAATAAAAAAACTGGTTGAAGATATCGATGTCGGCACGCCGCCTATTCTCAATTCGTCATTGATTTCCAGCAGGGTCTTGATCCTGTCGAGGACCTGGCCTGCATGCGAATAGCTGTCGTCGATAACTTGGATCTCGATGCTATCCCTGTCCAACAGGTCCGAGAACATCGTCATCACCGGGCTAACGGAATAAACTATGTAGGGAACATTCTCCTGCTGCTTCTGGGTTGCCCTGATCGGATACATCTTGTCATCCGATGTTGTGGCCAGAAGCAAAGTATCCAGGGCCGCATCACCCTTGAGATGGTCAATCACATCTTGCTCTATCAATTTTTTTCCTTTGGATAATAAGAATTGGGCCAATCAATGCTCTTGTCGCCTGGAACAATATCATCTATATCAATATTCATTGTCGCTGGCCCGACGAAATATCGCTTATCTTTACAAGCGCTGACTGCTTTTTCTTCTGAATCAAAAACGCCATTGAATTCCCACTCAAGATTATTTTCTGGGTTAATTTTCCCGACTATCCAAACTTTCATCTTGTCACTCCTTTGACTGCCCGTTCAATAAGATTGGCGATGGTCTTGAGATTTTTGGCCAGGGCTGGTCTGAGAAATGGTCTCTTTTCCATTTTGCTCGTCCCGAATTCGAGGAATAGGCCATAATTCTTAGTATCAGGCTCTGTGCCTCCTTCTACACCTACCAGGGCTTCCATATCCCCTCCAATCCCTTTTTTAACCTCAAACGTGATGCTTGCAGCGAGCTTGCCAAATTCACGCGCCGGTGGCTGTCCGGGGCCTGAAGGAGTATGAGGTTTCCCTGTGCCTCGCATTGATTTCTTGGTATCACCCTCGACGAGGATGGCGCTTCTTTTCAAAGCCTTTTCTATTTCCCGGGTTATTTCTCTATCTTTGTCTTTGAGCTTGGCAATTATCTCCTTATCACCGACGACTATGGCTTTCATTTCGAGGCTCATTCTACTTTCTCCAGTAATATTTCCAGGTGGCTATTGTAGGATTTTCCCGGGATCATCGATACCAGCAGGATTATGTATTTTTCCCCTTCAACATCTATCCTGTGATCCTTGGTAGTAATCCGCAGTCCATTTCTGGCCCGCATAAACAGAACATGGCTCGCCTTCTCATATATCGATTGGGCGCCTACAGTTCGTCCACCACCCTTCGGCTCGAACCTGCACTTGACTGCTGATGCCACGACGCCCCAGCTATCGACTTGCTCACCGGCAGCATCATTGGTGGGCGTGTTCTCCTCTATATCACATCGCTGATTGAGAAGGCTGTCAAACGACATCCACCTTCCTCCATAACTTCAAGCGTAATTTCAGGTCCGGGGGCAAAGCATCCTCCGAATAACTCACAGCATAGCCACCCATCTTTTCCGATTTCACACCGAACCTGTCCGGCTGATTATACCCGAGGTTGACCAGGGCGTTACAAATAGATTGGAGCTCTGATGGAATTGCTACAGCAAAATCATAGCCGGCATCATAAGTCACCTTGATGTTCTGGTAGCCCTTGATCCATTTGCCTGTACGGTAAATGTAGCCGCCTGCGTGGTAGATCTTATAATAAGTACTGTCCACCAAGTCATCGGCTACATTAGGATATGTCCAGTAGATAGTGGCCACGGTGATGATAGGAAAATTCCTGAGAAAAAGCATCATCGTCCCATTGCCGTCGTAGAGTTCGGCGGTATACGTAGTCTTTAGGAATCGGCGCTTACAATAGTCCTCCATGAAGTCCGTGGCCGCATTGATCAGGTCCTCAAGCAGCAGGTTGTCCGGGGCCATAAGGTCTTTTCTGTTAGCAAACAGCAGGCATGCTACCGCATCAGTCAAGGCCAGTTCAGAACTCGCCTGTGAGCCGTTGGCGATTACCTTGGCTACCCATCCCTTGCCGAGAGTGATGTTGATATAAGCTACCAGTTCCGTGAGAGTGTCCTTGTCCACATCAGCGAAGGTCAGGGACGTATCATGCACATTGGCTCCACCAACCACAATCAGCCGCAAGGTGGTTGCCGTGACCTGATAGGTTGCGGCCGTAGCGTCCGCCGACCCATTATAGAGAACGAGTACCGGCACGAGCAGGTCCTCATCCTGCTTGCGCATGAACCGCTTCACCGACGCGAGTGTCGTAAGGGCATAAGCATGCAGTGACATAATTCCCCCTGTAACGGAGGACCCGAAAGGAGGTGATCCCCTCGGATCCCCCTATGATTGCTATGTAGTCCGTCGAGAGTTACCTATAAAGGATATAGGCGTTTACAACTGAACCAGTAGCTGATTTCCTGATGGCCAGGTCATGAATCACCATCGGATTGTGGAAGGGCCAGGGAATGATTATCGGTCCGTCCACCGCGTTTGAAGGGACATCAATTACTAGCCTCGAACTCGCTGTGGTAGAACTGGTAGCTAACTCATAAATGGTAACTACCTGGACAGTAGTCCCCGCATTGCTGAGGGTGATCTCGTCAATTTTGATGTTGCCCGTAATGTCGGCGGTAGCATTATCTGCCGACGCTGTCGGTACATTGGTCGTTAATGCAATATCAAAATCGTCAGCCTTTGCCTGCCCTGGCATCAAGACCAGAAGCATGGCTACTGCTATTACAATTCCAATTAGAAACTTCTTCATCGTTTCCTCCTCTTTGATTTTTTCTTCACAGGCGACTTGACCATCTTGTCCTTTGTTGGCCTATCCATAACTTTTGCCTCCTGGACAGTAGTCCCCGCCACGAGCCCTGAATAGGCAAGGCTCTTAGCCTTCTCGGGATCTATGTTGATTTTGTCGCCCTCTACATATCTATGCCCTCCCATAACGAAGGGCGATTTTACCCTAACCTCCATATTCTCCTCCTGTCTGGGGAGGGGCCCCATCCCACGTGCGAATGGGTATCGCTGGGGCCCCTGAACCAAAACTATCTTATTGTCAGCCTGGAGAATGCTGGCGCCAGTGCGACATCCAGCGACATTCTCTTTTTGAACCGGCTCCAGGTCTCATCCTGCGTAAAGGCGCTTGTCAATGCTGCAGCAACCCAATCAGATGCGCTCTTTGAAGAAAAGACCTCATAGCCGCCCCTATCGGAGACGAAGAAATGCTTCTTCCAGTTTCCGAATAGGATTGGTGTCTCGTTCAGTCCCACTCCGAGGTTGACAGGCAACTGATCGCTTATTTTGTAAGGATATGTCCAAATCAGCGGAACCTGTCCCAGTCCGGGCACTTGCCAGATATACCTACCCTGGGCATCCTTAATCTTCATGAGGACTTGCAGTCCGGTTGTGGATGTGACCAATGTTGCTCCCTCGCGATACTTTGCGTTAAGAGACATTATCAAGTCCACCAGGTCGTCGAATGTAGCGGTGGCTCCGGCCATCGTCGCTATATTGACTCCAGCTGCATAAAGCACTCCCATGAATGGATCACCTGCTCCAGTGTTCCCAGCAAATCCAACTCGGTCCTCCTCAAGACCCATCGCTTCAGCGATTAGCTCCATTATAAATTGATCCAGGTCCACGCTGTTGTCTTCCAGCAATTCGTCGGTCATCTTGACGATTGCCGCCAGCTTCTTTGCTGTCTGGGTAAGCTGGCCAAAGGTTGGCTTGGTCTCGGTCTTGACTGCTCCCTCAGTGGTCCATGTGACTACCACATTAGTTAGCTGTCTCGGAAGAAGTCGGGTGAGTGTGGCCATCGGGAAGTTTCTGGCTAACTGGCGCAGTATCGAACCGGCCCGCTCCAGCTTGATTATCTCATTGCCATACTCAACGGGCACAGTGTATCCGCCCTGGGCCATATCCGCTTCACTCATGATCGTCTTTTGGATTCCGATTCCTGATTCTGCAAGGAATTGGTGGTCTCCTAAGGCCACCGCCTTGAGAATCTGGCCGAGATAGACACCATTCTCCGGCATCTTCCCGTCCAAGATCAACTTATCAATAGACTTGCCCTCTGAGCTTTCTTTCGAAGGCCCAAAGCGCATCGTTCTCTTTGGAGGATGGACTTTCTCCATTACCTCATCAAAGAGCTTCTTCTTTTCCTCCGCTTGCTTTTCTGGCGAGAATCTCATCTCGAGAATCTCACGCAGAGCAGCGATTTCCTTTTGTAATTTCTCATACTCAGTCATGATCTTTCCCTCCTTTTATCTTTTCCCCGAGGATTTTCAATTCCCCGGTTATTTTTTCTGCTTCTTCCTTTGATAATTCCTTATCTCCTTCTTCTGCTGGCTCGGAAGCGTTGTATACTTCAGTCAGGGCGTCAATGCACTTTTTGACGATGCTTCGATTCTTCTCCGAGAGCACCCTGCCCGATTTCTCATCTATTTCGCCGCGCTCCATTTCCAGGGTAATTATGTCGCCCAGCTCCTCGAACCAAACATCCTCGAACATCTCGCGCAGCTCTGGCTCATCGTATTCCTTAAACTCCGGAGGCTCCTTGTCGAATTGCTTATAGTGTTTGGCCAGGTGATTATAAACCCCTTGCCTATCCTCTGCTGGGATCCTTACTCCGCCCCGGGCCCCGAGTAGAGCTCCCATAGCTGCTGCCACTGCCCGCCAAACTACATTGTGTCCATTCGCCCTTTGATGTGGGAGCTTATAGGAAGTCTTGAGGTCTGGCTCCTCGCTGTTTACCCAGGTACACATAATCTTGAGGTCCGCAACTTCCGCTTCTTTCACTTCCTTGCCGGCATCCCAGGCTGCATCATCCGGGTCCTTGCCTGCTGTCTTGAATGGGATGGCTCCTTTGTAAGGCCCTGGATCCTGATCCGGCTCGATAAGCCCAAAACTTTTGGCAATCACATGACCGAAAGCTCTCTGTGCCATAGCATCAACATTCGATGGCACAGGGCATCCAGATATTTCCAGGAGCTCCTGCGATGTATACCTTGTCCCTCTGAACATACCTTTTTCCCCTCCATCTTTTCCTTCATCATCTTCGAGGTCCTCAAACTTGAGAGGCATAAACCCGACAGAGAAAGTCCGAAGATGCTTGTTCTTATACATCTGCCAGAGAGTTTCTGCAAATGGATAAATTTCTCCGGCAATGAATTTGGGCTTGAACATCAACCTGTCATTTTCTGTTTTTATCTCGACTGCGTTTGCGATTGGCAGGCTTCTATAGTCATGAGCCCAGAGGATTACGGGATTTTTCTTAAAATTTTTCAGTTTCCACCCAGCAGGCTCTATGATGTCTCCATCCCTGTCCTTAATGCCAGTGGATGCCACCGCCCAGAAAGTCCGTTCCTCCTCGTTCACGTCCTTAATTTCGAAATCGACAAATTTCTTTATCATTTTCATACCGCCCTCCTCTTTTATTCTCTTTTGATTACCCCGGAGAATGTGCACCGGCAGTTTATCACATCCCCTGCCGCTCCCGCCGGGTCCCCTGGGTACATCAGCCCATTCGAGAATGGCTCATCAATCGGGACTTTCTCGCCATCGATTTGGTGGCTATCCCGCACATCCCCATCCCGGGAGCTGATCCATTCCTTCTCCTCAACTACTTCCGACTGCTTATATGCCTGCATGGCTCCATTGTTGTGGGCCGAGATTATTTCAGTCCTGGCTATGCGCTCGGTCCTGTGACCCCTGGCCATACCGAAAACCCTCTCGATGCGCTTCTCTGCCTCTTTGATTCCCTCGCCTGTGGACATCGCTGCCCTAAGCTCTCCGCGCAACTCTGCCAGGGTCTCCTTATTTACCTCATTAGCGAACTTGAATGTTTTCTTATCAATCCATGCCTGGACAGCCGGGTTGCTCACATCAAACTCTATTCCCAGCCCAAGCCGGTCTACCTCAAATTTTGCGTGGTCCTCCAGGGCTCCGCTGATTAT